TTAACTAGATGCTGGATAAGATAGTGTCAAATAAAATGAAGTTGTTGCGTTTGTCCAGTTACAAATGAACAGTTGACCATTTCCATTAAACTGAAATGTTGCAGAATTTTGTTCAGGATACGATGTAGAACCGGCACTTGGTGCACCTACAACGTAGAATGTTTTTCCTGCTTCTGGTCTAAGTTTAGTTGGAATTGTCCCCATTATCAGCCAAGTTCCTCTGTCCCTATTTGCCTGAATACCATTTCCACGTAAAAAGGCAACTCCATTTATTAATCGTCCCTCTAAAGTTCCAGAAACTCCATTTATTAATGGAATATCTATCCATTCTGTTGTTTGAACATCTACTTTATTTTTTAATTCATCTGCCAATCCAGTAACCGCACTCACATGTGTTTTTGGATACAACACTGTTCCATTTTCTTCTAATTGCACGATATCTGCCATTATACTGATCCCACCTTACTAAAAGTTATTGTTTGTAATGTATCGATTTTTTTCTTATCTGCCGCACTCAATAAACCATTGGTTGTTTGAGTTGCTACAGCCGTTGTTGTGGCATTAATTCCAGCAGGTCCTTGATCTCCTTTAGGCCCCTGTGCTCCTGTTGCGCCGGTAGCTCCTTTTACTCCCTGTGGTCCAACTGCTCCAGCCGGTCCCTGTGGTCCAGTCGCTCCTGTATCACCTTTTTCACCTTTTACTGAGGTCAATCCTTCGACTGCATTCACGTGTGTCTTTGGAAAAACAACGACGCCGTCATTTTTTAATTCAACGATATCTGTCATACTACTCCCACCTTTTCGATTGTTATTTTACTTTCTGCAACCCCAAAATCTTTTGCTGTTAATGTGATATCGCCAGTTTTACCATTAATAGATGTCACACCTACTCCTGATGAGCCAAATTTTTCCAAACCGAGAATTGCTGATACATGGGTTTCTGGAAAAACTTGCCTTTGTACACCTGATTCATCTGTTTCCATCACTTTTTTTACTTCAACTTCATGTGCCATTAAACAGTTCCCACCTTTCTTAAGAAAAAGGTATTTTGTCTTTGGTTATCGATTTCAGCTATCACTAACGCTGAATCTTCTTTTTTATGTTCAACCGTTGCTACTTTTTTTACTGTATGATTTAAACTGAACTTATCATCACGAATCGTTCTTATGATGCCAGTTTCTCCGCTTTTTAAAGTAAAATGTGCTAATTTTAACTCTTCTATTTTGTTTAAAAGATTCGCTGCGGCATTTTCATTTAGAATGTCTTTGATTGCGTTAAACCATAGCTCAAATTCTGATTTTTTATCACCGGACCATTCTTTATATTCCTTCTGGCTAGTTAAAATCCAATTATGGAACTCAGCAATAATTCGCTGCAGCTCTTTTTCTGCTACAACATACCAGTTGTCATAAGTTTGTTGACAGGTTTTTACCCATTCTGTAAAATAGCGTAAAATTTCCTCAAAAGTCCAAATATAATTACTATCCTTGATACCGTCGTTGTAAATACTTTCTTTTACTTGGTAGACAAAGTCCCTAGTCGAAAATTGTTGTTTCCAGTTTAAATCTTTTTGTAATTCTCTAAAACTAAAATAAGCGATATTTTCACCGATATTTTGCATATCATATTTTGTTAATGTATATTGAATTTTCCCTTTTTTAGCATCAATGATTTTAGTCACTTTCTGTTCGGATAAACCCAAGCCGGTATGATGTCCTTGTTTCACGCAAAAAAATGGGGTCATTCCAGTAATATCCTTTGGTTTTCCAAATTCAGTAATTGTAACATCTAAAACTTGACTACCTTCATCAAATTGTCGAATGAGCATCGTTGGTATATTATCATTCGGTTGTGTACTTGATAAAAAAATTGGATAGATTATAGACATGCCATGTATTCCTCCTTTACATCTTTTTTAAAATTTGACAAAGTCTCTTGGATTATAAAATCCGTTATTATTAGGCCAAATATCATTCATAATTTGGAAGTGACAGTGATTTCCTGTTGAAGGTCCTGTCGTTCCCATCACGCCGATTTGCTGACCTTGCTTGACTGTCTGTCCTTGTGAGACTAATAACTGAGAGTTATGAGCATAACCTGTATACTTGCCATCAGAATGTTTAATAACAATATATAGGCCATACCACTCTGGATAGTTGGCTGCAACGACCACTTGGCCAGCAGCACTTGCATAGATTGGGGTATTAGGATTACCGTTTACTAAATCGATTCCATTGTGTAGCTCTTGCGCGCCAGTAATTGGACTTGTTCGCCAACCAAATTCACTAGTTACAGTTATAGGATCAAAAATAGGCTTAACAAACCCTCCACTGCTTGCTTCTAAATCTTTGAGTTTGTGGTACCAATAATTTCCTGCATCTATCCGCTCTTGTAATCGTTCAATTCCAGCACGTTCGAAGTTTTTTAGGAATGCAAACGTTGCTGTGTAAATGTCATTGCAGACTTTGAATCCTTCAACACTGGTTGGATTTACTGCTCCAATCCACTGTCCATTATACATACACCAGCTAATTAGTTTTAACTGTGCAGACAAGGTAGTATAATCCTCTGATATTCTGGCAGCAGCCATTAGTCGCTGTACGTACTCTCGACCATTTGTTGTCTGGCTTCCAACAAGTGGATAACTTGAGCCGTCCCATTGAACCAAACCATAGGCAGGTCCACCATTTTGTCCAGTATCAGGGTTCATAGATGACCCCACCTCTCCTTGAATATTTCCAAGAATTCCAGCTGTTGCTTGTTTTGAATAACCATTTGCAAGCAAAAATGCCCAAATATCCCAAGCCCTTTTTTCAGCATCTGTTGTTAAGTCTGGCGGATAAGTACCACCCCCTGTATTTCCACCACCGGATCCACCACCTTGTCCATGAATAACCTCTTTACCATTCAAAAACAAGCGACCTTCAATTTTGATATCTCCTTTTAGAGTCCCATTTCCATATAACTTATATAATTTATTTGAACCTTTTGCTTCTTTAGGAATTTCGAAAATTGCATTGTTCGCTCTATCTTCTTTGTTTGTTGCCGTTCCAATCTGAAAACCATACCCTTCAATGTGTGTCAAACCAACCACTGAATGATTACCAGCCGATCCCATCCAAAACATCTCTTCAGCTTTATTTTTGTTGTATACGACAATCGTTCCATTAGATTGTAGTCTTATTTGACTATCTCTTTCTGAACTTGTCCTAACATTAACTCCTTCTAATGTTCCACCTTTTATAAAATCTGCGTTGAGTTCGCCGTCAATCGTCCAAGCTGTTTCTGGTTTATTATTTAAATTACCTTTGACAAAGCTAATTCCACTTGAATTCATTATCAAAAAGTGTTTACTTTTTTCTACTGTTATTCCATTCATAAATACCATTTGGTAGGGTTCACGACTGTCTGATTTTTCGGTTTCAATTCCATTCATTATGCGAATTGATCCACCTTTGGCTCCTCGCAAAACGTCGTCTTGCCATTTTGAAATTTCTTCTGAATCATAAAAAGTTGTCTTTTTTTCTTCTAGAGAAGCTACATTTCCTTTTAAATCAGAAGCGACCTTCACGATATTATTTGTGATGTTATCGCCTAAACTGGATTCTATTTTTCCTGTTAAACGATCTATTTTCACTTTAAAAATACGTGTCTCATAATGATATTTTCGATCATGACGATGAATGGTAACTGTATTACCGATAATGTCTCCATCCAAGATTTCTGTTTTAAATTGAACCAGTGGACGGGAATAATCTATTAGCGCTTGATAGGTTTTTTGTAACAATTTCTCAGCATCTTCTTCGTCGTCGAAAATAATCACCTTTTCTCTTCGACGCATATCGCCATTACTTAAAGGAATTCCGTATTGTTTTGTCATTTCTGGTATCTCAAGCCAATTTTGACCTTTCGGCTTGTCTAACGGTTTTCCCTTGGATTTTTTCCATTCAACTTTATCAAACTCGATACGATTTCCTTTGCCATCTCCAACATCTTCTCCTCGACCACGACCAATCAAACTAGTATAAACCTGATTACGATCCTGTTCCTTTACAATACTTAGTGCTTTATCGCCATAAGTAAAACGTTGATTGCTATACTTACCAATTCTTTGATGGATTTCTATCCATTTTTTTTGAATGCCATTCCCGCTTATTTTATATTTAAAGACGATTTCACAACCATGGGTTTGGGTTATTTTTAGGGCATCACGAATGGAAATATATGAAAATTTTTCAGTAATAGTTGGCAAATTATTGCTACTGTAACCTAATGTCCATTCCGTTTCTCGCAATAATCGTTGTAGCATCGTTCTGATGGGTTCATTATTTGCATGAAAATCGTTTACAACGTAAGAATCCAATTCATCTGGAGCAAAATTGATTCCAGTAAAGCTAAGTTTATTTTCGGGATCACTATCCATCACAATTCTATACAAACTGAAAGATTTATCTGATTCTTTAACAGCCATATAAGCCGCTTTTTTCAGCTCCTCTAAATAACTAGTTGTTACAGTTAAGGTATCGTGCATCAGCTCTTCTTGATTCATGGTAATTTCTTTTTCTTGAACAACTTCTAGTAAGTGCTCTTCATTCACTATTCGAATTAATTTTTGATAATCATTAAAAAAATAAACACTTTCACTCATAGCAAGACCTCCCTATAAGATATTGTTATATTTCCATTGTTACTGCTAATCGTTTGGCCTTGTCTCAAATAAAAATTTTCAAAATCACTTGCTAAATCAAGTAAAAAGGTTTGATCTACTTTATTTAAAAATACTTTTCCCATTTTAAAATCAAAAACAACTTTATCTCCTTGTTGAAAATTTCTACTTGTACAGCTAATTTGTTCTGTGCCATTTGTTACCATTAAACCGCCAACATTTCTAATTTCAACCTCAATTTTCTCTGGTGTCACTAAATAAGGTAGGTATGAAACAATATCTCCATCGCTTTTAAAAAGTCTAGAATACTTTCTAGGATCTTTACACAATAGTTCAAAACTAGAAATAATGCTGTTTGTGTCTCCTCGAACTTCATCAGTCGACATGTATTGTCCATAGTAATGATAGTCAAAGGCATCTTTAAATCGAATTTCTACTTCTTCCTCTGTGTATAGAACTTGCATCAACTTATGATACTTTTTCTGCAACTCTTCAGCGTCTTTACCAATTAATTGATACGTTACTTTTATCACTCTGGCGGGTAATGTTTGGTTGGTTTTAATGCTCCCAATCTGGCTCTCTTCTGTTTCAATATTAACTGATAGCATTTCTCTGCCAGTTACAGCCAATGTTCGATAACCAGCAATTATCTTTTCGATATGGACACCGTCATACATCATCGCAGAAGAAGGAAGAATCAGCTCATCTTTGTGTAATTTCTTTTTTGTATCTTCAAAATAATACATCTTTTTCCTCCTTCTAAAACGCTAAATTAATCGCAGCATCTTGCCCCATCGCTTCTGAAATATCTGAAACAAATGCTTTAAAGTTTTGATTTCCTAGTTTAATATTGAATGTTGCAGGTTGTTTTTCGTTTTGTTGTGTTTGTGCACTGCTAGAATGAACGGATAGTTTTTGTACGGTATCTACTTGTTGATTCAAACTATCTAAACTAGGCAACATAATATCGGATGCTAGATGATCCATCGCTTGATCCACTACGTATGCATTTCTCTCAATTCCGATGGCTAAACCGGCTGGTAGCATCGCGCCAATCTCATCACGCATCCAACGTGAAGGCGAATGGATTTTGAAGATATTTTTAAACGTATCACCAATGCTCTTACCAATATTTTTAACTGTCTCAATGACTGTATTAACCATACCGCCAATCCCGTCTATTAATCCTTTCATCAAGTTCATTCCTGCATCTTTTAAGTCAGGAAGAGCCTTACCAAATGTTTCAATAAATTTCAATAGAATTTCTGCACCTGCTTGGATAACTTTTGGAATGCTATTTCCAATTCCCATTACTAACGCTAAAATTAATTCCACTGCTGCAGATAAAATTTGTGGTAAATTCGCTAACAAGCCCTCACATAATTTCCCTACAATCTCTACAGCTGCATTTAACAGTTTCGGTAAATTTTCTGATAGCGTACTGACTAGAGTTGTGATAGCTTTTAATGCTACTGGAATTAGTTGAGGCAACACTGAAGCAATCCCCTCTGCAAGTTTAACTAAAATCTCAATCCCTTTATCCAGAATTTGTGGCAAATTATCTGTAATATTTTTGGTAAATGATTCAATAATTGTAGTAACTGTAGCAACAAGTTGGCCTTGGTTTGCTAAAATCCCATCTATTAAAGAAATAAGTAAATTCAATCCAGTTAACAGCAATTGTGGTGCTAATTCCAATAAGCTAGTTGCTAGAGATTCAATAATCATCAATGCTGCCGGAATCAGTGTGGGTAAATTGACTACGACTCCATCAATTAATCCATTCAACAACGCCATTGCACTTTGCATTATGACTGGAAGATTTTCAGAAATCGCTAAAGCTAATCCCGAAACAATTTGAGCCCCAGAGTTCATCAATTCTGGTAGTTTAGCGAGAATTCCGCTGACAAAACCTTTTATCATTTCAGGACCTTTTGTTGTAACAGTTTCAATCATCTTTGAAATCTGTCCCCCCATTTGACTATCCAACATACCAAATCCAACGAGTGCAACTCCTAGAATTGCAGCAGGCCCTAAAGCTTTTAATGCAAAGCCCATTACAGAAGTTAAGCCCTGAACCATTGAAGTCAAAGCTGTCGTTCCTACTCCAGCAGATTTTTGTATTCCCTGACCGATACCGCCAAAAGCCTTTGTAATTAAAGGTACTTCTCCAGCCATTTTTTTTGATCCTAGTGAAATAGATTCAAAAAAACCAGCTACATTTAGTGCGCCTGAATCTAATTTATTTAATACTTTGCCCACTCCTAATTCTAAAGACACCATTCCATATTCCATCTGTGGGGCTAGACTTGTCACTGTTTTTGATAGATTTTTTGTAAAGCCCATTACTTTAGAATCTAACGAAATAAACGGATCTAACATTTTTGTAGGTAAATCTTTAAATGGCGCTTGCATTTTACTAAAACTAGTTGAAACAACATCCGTTAATCCCTGTGATTTTTTACCTAGTGTGTTAAACGCTCCTGCAGCTTTTCCTAGCTGGGTAGTTGCCTGTGAACCAAAGTTTGTAAACATTGATTCAATAGAAGGTAAACCAAAGCTAGCTAAAGTCATATTCAAATCTTTAAATGAGTCCTTAACACCATTAAAAGCGGTTGTTACCGCACTGGGATCTGAAACAGATGAAAACAGATGATTAATCTGTGTTTCTAATCGAGCAGTATTTTCAGCTATTTGTGTTAACGATCCGTTCAAACCTCCATCTACAACTTTTAGAATAGCCTTTATATTTATTTTAGAGTCCACTTTTTTCCTCCTTTCCTATGAATTAAAATTGGCAATCCAATTTTGTAATTTTTCTTTGTCTGGTGATGTTTCTTTTTTTCTACCTAATAATTTTTGTTCTGCTTTTTTGTAATCAAAGAATTTTTCAAAAGTTCTGAAAACTGGTTTTCCTTTTTTCGTTTGTCCAGCCATTACAGTCGCCCACGCTTGCATATGAATTTCATATTGTCGGTCTAATTGCCTTAATTGATAAGCTTTCATTTTTAATTCATATTCAATAATGGTTAAACGATCAATCTCTTTTAAATCTTCTATTTTCAAAAAACGTAAACAATTTAAACGGATTTGGTCATATATTTCATCAAAGTGAACCTCTTTTACGTCTGAGCTTCTTCCAACATCTTGCTGGTCATCATTCCGGTATATTCCGACTTTTTTAGCTCATCCATCACTTCTTGAAAAAGGTCCTTCGTACCATTTTTTTCAACATATTCTTCTAGATGTTTCACTGTCATCCGAGGTTTTTCTGTCATATTGCCAATAAGTAGAACTTCAAACAAAGTATCGACATCTGACAACATTAAATTAGAAACGATTGCACCGATTCCCAATTTTAGCTGCATTCCTCCACGATCTACAGAATATCGTTTATTAATTTCTTTTAAAAATCCATAGCCAAATTTACATTCAAATAATTTTTCATCTATTGTTAATTCCACAATATTTCCTCCTAGGTTGAAAGAGGCTAGTTAAGCTAACCTCTTAGATGTTATTCATATTTTTATACGGTTGGCGCTACTTTTACAGTATCTTTAAAGGTATAATCTCCACCTTCTGAAGTGTCCAGTTCTAGAGCAGCAAAACCATTTTTACCTGTCCCTTCAATTGCCCACTCTAAAGAATACTCCACTTTACTTTCAGCTGAATCGGTTTCTTCAAACGAAGTGAAATAGCCTTCAAAATATTTTGCTTTAAATTTTCCTTCATTATTTCCAGTCCCAATTTCTTTTGTATTAATGCGCCAAATTTGAACACGCTTATTTTCATCCATCGCAGTTTCTAATTTATCGATTTGAGTTGATCCGATTTTATATAGTGTCGTTGCCGTAACAGTTGTTTCTGTTGCTCCAGGAGTCACAACGCTACCATCTTTTGTCACAGTAGCTTCACTTTCTTTTGATTTTGAATAACCATTTTCTGTACTATAAGCTAATCCCCATGCATTCTCATTGCCCTCATCTTCTGCTAAACGAAAACGCCAAACTACATCTACTCCACTTAATGCTGTCATTTATTCATTTCCTCCTTTAAAGTTCTGTTACTCTTTTTTAGTTTCTCTATATAATTAAGCGATCGCTTCAATTGAGATGCTAATTGATTTTTTCGTCTTTGTTCTTCATGTACTCTTTTCTGCAGCTTTTTGATAATCTGTAATTGCTTTTTTATTGTCTTATCTTGCTGTTGAAAAAAATGGTTGTCTTCTTTTTTTAATAAAAAAATACGATTTTTCAATTAGACATCTCCTCTCATTTTAAGTCCCGGGCGACTAGCTCTCTTGCTTGATAACAACAGTATACAATCAATCGTTTAACTAAAACTCCCACTTATCTTCTAAAAGTATGCCAACTTTCTTGCACTATTCTTGCTTCTTTATGCATAATAAAAAAACCATAATAATCGTATGTTTACGAACTACTATGGCTTACTTAAAATACATTGTTACCGAGATTTTTTCTCTCGTAATTAATTAGTTTTTTTCTCTACGACAACATCAAAAGCTTTATAAATCAAGGCATAAAGACTGGATTCTCATTGGTTCACTTATTGGGTTCCAGCTTCAATCCATTTCTGGTAGTACTCTATTTTCAATGCTACTTTTTTTAATCTGTTGATAATTGCTGGATTTTATCCTTTATTTTTTTGTTCTAAACAGCAAGCTAAACATTCTTGTAAGGTATCATCGCCTTCCAAGGCTAGCTGAATAACGTTACGGATGTCTCCCAACGAGACACCTCTATCTTTCATAAAACGAATCGAGGCTATCAAATCTAAGCCTTTTTCTTCAAAATAATGAATACCATTTTCATTTTACAAAAGCTAGTATTAACTTAAAAGCTTAAAAATTTGGTGTCGCAAATACGTGATTGTATAGATTATTTTGTAGTGGATGGTCAAATTTCAGAAAAAACTCTTTTTCAGAGCTAACACCACCAAGTGCTTTGGGAAAATCGACATATGAAATACAGTGAGTGAATATTTCGATGACTTCTTCTTTACTCCATCCAAAATTTAGAGCACCCTTAATGTATGTATGCAATTAAGACTCTGTATCTCCTTGCGTTATTAATGCGATTAGCGAAATTACTTGTCTTAACTTTAAGTCTAGATATTGCCGCTTATAGATTTCTTCAAAAGCAAAATTTATAATGTAGTCTGATACATCAGGTGCAATGTCTTCTATATTCTTTATTGCTCCTTTGCTAGCTCCCTTATCTAATTTATTTAGAGCCTCAGATCCTAAATCATAGTTGTCATAACTCAT